TACCGTCCTCGATGACGTAACGCACGGTATCCCCGTCAGCCACGCCAGCATCAGCGAATGACTGATAGCCGCTCTCAGCAGAGCCAAGCGTGATTGGGCTTCCCGTGCCAGTAGTGGCAGTAGACATCTTAGCGCGGTTGACGAGTTTGACCATGAATAAAAAACCTTAAGTAATTTGAAGGACGCCATTAGCTTCAGAGAAATCAATAGTGAGAGAGTCACCATTATTCAAAGTCAGGCTGGAGCCATAGTCATAATAACCAATCAAAGGATCAGCAGGGGTAGTCACTGTATCATTGTAGATATAAATATATCTGAAAGGTCCCGTAGAACCACCAGTAGAAGTAAGTGTAAGATCAGCAAGCACCAACTTATATACGCCAGAAGTTTGGCTTGAGCTAGTAGTTGTAACATTACGAGAAGAAAGGTTAGTGTAAGTGGCTTCAGTCACATTAGCCAAAACACCATTACCATCCGCTGTAGGGTCACTTGTTTCAGCACCCGGAGCAGTGTTTGAAAGCGCAATAACGATTTGATCAGACTCAAGGTCCATATTGTGGACAGCATTAGCCACAAAATCGTTTACTTTAGTGAAGGTTGCCATTTAAAAATCCTTAGGGTAAGTGGGGACCACCCTGAGGCAGTCCCCTAAGTTAGTTACGCAAGAACGTCACGAACAACTTCATCAGCAGCACGGCTTGTACCAACACTGTCAACATCCATCAGATACGCAAAAACGCGAATCTTACCAGAAGTATCCGGTGTAGTACCAAGCAGAAGCACATCAATAGTGTCCGAGGTAGTTACGATGATGGGAGCAGCAGTGTTTGCCAAAGTGGCATAATCACCAGCCGAACCACCAGTGATGGTGAAACCGTCAACAAATGCGTCAACGTCACCACCTGTGATACCAAGGTCTGCAGTACAGGAAGTACCACCAGCCGGAGCAGCAGTGATTTCCATACCTGCAAACATTACTGCGGTGTTAGTACCAACAGTAATTGCTTGGATGATGTCGTTAGCTGCAAGAGCAGAACCCTTTGCCGTAGCTGCAGCCGCGAGGTCAATTTCAACCTCAACGAAATACGGCTTACGACCGGGGTTACCCTTACCACCAACGGCTTTTGCGAGAGAGCTTACGGTAGCCATGATTTAATCCTTTCTATCTCAGCTTAAGCGAGGTTATATTTTGCAGTGACAAGAGCCTCAGGACGCAGAATCTTACGGCCATAGAGGTGCATACCACGAACAATATCTGCGAAGCTGTCAGGATCACGGTACGTCTCTGTCTTGTTGATCTGTTCAGCCGTAGCAACAGCGGAATCATGACCACCAACAATCACACCATAGTTAGCGTTCTGGTTAGCAGTACCAGTGGTAGCTGCGCCAGTACCAACCGAAGGCAGGTTGTTAGAGACATAAACACGGAAGCCGTTCCAGTTGTTCAGCACGAGGCCGTTACGGAGAGCACCCGAATCACCGAAGTCTGCATTCAGGAAGCGCGAGTCTTCGTCCTGCAGGATTTCCATCATTACCGGATCAATAACAATCCAACGACCAGCTTTATCAACGTTCTGTTGATCCAGAAGACGACCCATACGGTTGATGAGCATCACCGGAGAAACATAGTCAGTCGGAAGAGCAGTAGCACCCGGAAGACGTGCAGCAACAGGGATCGAGTGATCACCAGCAGATGCAGTCGTGATGTTACCAAAATCACCCTTCTTAAGCTTCATGCTCGACAGAAGTTCGTCAGAACCTGCAGTGTCTACAGCTTTAGTGCCATTAACTTGGTCGTTAACAGTGTCAGCATTTGCATGAGTTGCGGATTGCTTGTAACCAGACAGATAGCCCAGAACTTCTTGGTCATGCTGGTCAGCCAAGCGGTAAGCCGCACGGTTGGTTGCAAGGTCCATGAAGTTAACGTGGCTGTGAGCTTCTTCAATGTCATCTGTTTTGAAAGCAAAATAGTTAGCTTTGTCGATAACCAGCGAGAAGTCTTCGTCATCAAGGTCTTGTGCTTGAATCTGAGTACCACGTGCGTAGGGGCTTACGGAAATTTCCGGCTCTTTGATGATACGAACTGTGTCACCTTGAGCAGCAATTTCACCAAAATAATCCGAGTTAGTGATGTCACCAACAACGGTCGATTTACGGAAGGCAAGTTGTACCTTCTTGGAATAGATTACGGAACTAAAATTTCCATTAGGAAGGTTGCCGTAACCGCTTGCGGTATTAAAAGCCATTTTATAATCCTCCTATGATATTTGGCTTTGTTAAAGCTAAACACCACGTCTAAGAGGCTGTACTTTCTAGGGTGCGTTTTAGGTCACTCCGGCCAGAGATTACTAAAACGGGCCTATACTTATTCAGGTTAGTCTTATTGTGCTGTAGGCTTTGGTTTTGTAGGTCAGGTTGTCCATAAAGGGGCTGACCTACATATTATCCTTAGACAATCTAAGTTATATTAAAAAAGTCTTAATTGTCAAGGTTTAATTTAAAATTAACGTGCTCCACCAGACATATCATACACAAAATTCCCTGAGGCTTGTGCAGCTTGAATGGCATCCCAGTTAGCTTCAAATTCTTTATCAGACATTTTAGCAATTTGAGACTCTTTAAAAATCTTTCCATTGTTATTTGTATTTACTTTTGGGGTAGAAGAAGTACGAATAGACTTTGCAGCATCTTTCGACTTAGCCTTTTTTGCGCTTGGTGTAAGTCCATTGTCTACCTTATAAAGATCAATAACACGAATTACAGAAGCTGGATCATCTGAATTTTCATAAAGTGCGTCTTGTACCCATTTAGGTTGTTCTTCTGCCCAGTTATGGAATTCATCAGAAGCTCTTAGCTCATCAAAATCCTCATGTGCTTTGCGAATTTGTGTTTCTGCTTTAGTACGTTGTGCTTCATACTGAACTTCATCAAACTCTCTCAGACGACTTTCTGTTTTTGAAAAAAGTTCTTTAGCTTTCTTTTCAGCAATTGTGTGTACAATACTGGCTACATCAGGATACTTTCTAGCCCAAGCTTCAATATCTTCATCAGATTTAGGCGGAACAATCTCAGAAGTTTTCTTTGCGTTTTCTAGTGCAGCAAATCGCTTTTCCCACTCTTTTTCTTTTTCAGCCATATGACGACGAAGATCACCATAACGCTTCTTAAAAGTTTTTTCTTCTGCGTTTAGTTCTTTGTCTTCAGACTCAGCTTCTTTTGGCTGTTCTTGCGCCTCTTCTTCTTGAATTTCTTCCTCCACTTCTTCAGAGGATTTATTAATCAAAGCTTCTAGTTCTTTTTCTTCTTTCTCAATACGAGCTTGATTTTTAGAGCGCCGGTAATTTGAATCTACATATACTTTATCTTGGGCCATAACTATTCTCCTTTGTTGGGGCCTGCTAGACTAACTAGCTGGGTAGCCATTGTACTACGTTACTTTGAACCTAGACCACGACGTTTATTTTCATTTTTACGGGTAACTTTACTTTTATAACTTGAGGGTTTTGCAACTAGACCGCCTTCATTCCAACCTTCACTGCCAAAACCTTCGTCTCCTGCCGTTCTCCCTCTTGAATCAGTTGCATTAGTTGCAGAAGACCTATCAGGACTTGTTGGCGGGCTAACTGTAATTGTTTTAGGTGCCGAACTTCCAACAGTTACAGATGCCCTACCAGAAGTTGCACGAGTTACTCCTGTAGAATCAGTAGAGATGGTTACGTCTTTACTTCCAGAAAGTTCTGAGGCCCTACTGGCTGCTCTTATTTCTTCACTATCACTCTCATCACGAGTGTAACTAGGGTCGTAACTAATGTTAACTTTATTTTGTGTACTTGAGCCACTTGATCTACCTGTGCTACTTGATCTACCTGTACTACTTGGTACGCTTGGCTTACTAGCATTACTAAGCTCAACCAAATCATCCAGCAGATTCTTTCCTGAAGCTAGACCCAAATTATTAACAATTCTTGAGGCATTGCTTAAACCTTTTTCAGCTTCTGCAATCCCAGCTTTTAGTCTATCAATTTGCTCCTGAGCTACCCCTTGTATTTCTGCTAATCCAAGTGCTGCTCTGGCTTCAGCCAAAGGACGAAGTTCCGAGTAAACTCCCGAACCTCCACCAAGAACCAAACCCGGAAGTCCCCCAAAAGTAGCACCAAGTCTTGCTGCATTTTTCTCTGCAAAGGTTCCTATTTTAGACTTTTCTAACTCACCAAGACCGAAAGAAATAGGATCTTTTACAATATCTTCGTAATTTTCTCTAGCCCACCTGCTTGGACCGGACTTAGTTTGTCCTTCTTGTTCTGCTCTACGTTGTTCACTTTCAGAGTCATCCATCCATACTGGTGTTTCTGTGCCTTCTGTTTTAGTCTCTACTTTTTTGTTGTTTGCTTGTTCTACTGTTTCTGGCGTTTTAGGCACAAAACCAGAGGGTATAGCTCCAACAGGTTGACCGTTAACAAAACTGATAAAACGAGTTTCACCGGTTTGGATATTGATATATTCTCTAAACTCTCGAACATCCCCCAGACTTTGGGTGTTACCTAGTGTCCACTGAGCAGGGTTAAAAGTGGAAGTTTGTTGATTTTGAGGTTGGGTTGTTTGTTGATTTTGAGGTTGGGTTGTTTGTTGATTGGCTAGTGCAAAACCACCTTCACGCATACCAACAGGCATTTGAGGATTTGGGTTTGTGTATTGAACTTGTTGTTGTTCATACGGATTGTAGACAGGTTCAACCATACCACCCATAGCCATTCCTGTAGGGGCTTGACCAAGAGCTTCAGCAAGCATTTGCATTTCTTCAGGGGTCAGCTCGTCATCTTCCACGGGAACACCTTGAGAATTTAC